ACTTAAGCGACTGATAAGGCCCCCGCCTGCTGCGCTTACGGCCTTTAGCCTTAGGCATGCGTACATTAACAGTCACCGCCTTACCACGCATTTCAGACGCTTTTGGTTTCGCTTCTTGACAAACAAAAGCGTCTGAACGAGTTTTTGCCCTTTTAAACTCGTTCCCATGGCATTAACTCATGCTTTAATGCCATGGGCGCAAGCTGAGCTTGAGGGTCTCAAGCGTCAGATCGAGTATGCTAAGAAGCAGTACGTTGAAGGTAAGCGACACGTTGCAATGATACGATCTGTCATTGAGATGGATCTTGATCGTTCTCAACGTGATCGCGAGATGCAATCTCTTCATCGTGCGTTGGCGGCCCAGGCCGGCCGCCGCACTACTATACAAACCCTGCAAAGGAGATATGGCGAAATTGCTATGGGGTTTAGTTATGCCATGGGCGATTCTGTTCGTTATCCTAGGGGTTACGGCGGAGGCGTCCCTGAGGTTGTCGAACGTGTACCTATGGAGCGACAGGATTACGAATACCTTCGATGAGTTAGGTAGCACAACTCGATGAGTTAGGTAACACAACTCGATGAGTTAGGTAACCTTGTCACCGTCACTAAGGTTAGGTTAAAATTCTGAATGTAGACCTATTGTTCAAGTATTTTAGACTCATGTGTGAACTCTGGTGACATGTTGTGTATCTCCCACCTATCAGCTGACAGCTTTGCCGTGTCCGGCATGAAGTTGGCGAAGATGATTACATGTGGGGGTTTGAAGATGACCATGCCAGATTCGTATTTACCTGAGAAGAAGATGCCGTCCTTGCATGATTCGATTGCCTCGTACGAGACGAAGTCCTCGAGTGATCTTGGCAAGCCGAAGAGTACTATGCGCGGCTTTTTCTTTGTAACGGCGATAGCCGATTTGATATCCGCAGATTTTCCTTGTACGTAGATGGCCGGGGAGAGGTTGCACACGATGTGCTTGGCGAGTGACGTTTTGCCCATGCCTCCTACCGCGTCATAGTACCAGTGAATTTTGCGGTCATCAGGATCACTTTTGAGTAGCTCGAGCACTTCGCTCTGCCAAGGGCGCAGTGTCTCTAGCTTGAACACGTACGGAGCCACAGCTGGCTCCGGTAGTTCTGTGCCGAAGATCCAAGGGCCGCCTATACGGCCTTCGTCTTTGGAACAGTACAGTAGCGAGGCGTTCCAGTCCTTGCACGGCTCGAGGTGCCAGCCCTCGACAATTTTCACCACAATGGGGAAATAGCTTGCAGATTTCAGTTGAAAGCACCCCTGAAAGTGGGGGGTGCCGGAGGCACCCTCCTCTTTCTGGAAGCAGTAGACCGTAGACCGTAGACCCAGTGTCGTCGCCAGCGCGTCACCGTCCATGGTCGGGTTGTTGAGTGTGAAACACCAACGTCTTGATTGCGGTCCCTGGTGCGAAGGCTAGGGAAGGCAAAAGAAAGTTACCAAACTGACTGGAGAAACCACTGTATACAGTGGTTATAGTATTACCTCCAGTCAGTAGACCTGCGATACCCTACTATTGTGTCGCAGGTCTACATAATTCAAGACTTCTGCACTTCCTCGACGAGTTCGAGGATCTCATCGATCACCCAGTCAGCGGGTGCATCGGTGATGTATTTGTTGATCACAATGTTCTGGAGCTTGATTACAAGCTCGTTCTTTGTGATTGAACTCACCTTGATTTTCTTTGCTGGCGGCGCCGCAGGCGCCTCGAAGCCGGCGCCCACCGGGCCCGGGTCGACGGAAGTCGGCGCGATGCGTTTCTTGAGCGCTTCGGTGCGCTGGATGTGGGCGGCGAGGGTGGCGTCCGCGTGCACTTGCGCAGCGTTAACGACTTGCTCCATGGTTGGGTTCTGGTCCGCGACGAAGGGCGCGGCGTCGAACGACATAGTACCGTATCAGGTAATATAAGGCAAGCACCTGTGCGATTATTTTTACGTGAATCGGCACGAGACCCGAGCGTACAACGCTTTACGGGCTGGGTCTGAACCGATACCAGATCCAATCACTGGCTAGTCTGGACTCAGATCCTTATCCTATGCAGGGGATCTGAGCTTATTTGGGTGATGCGTGCATCATGACTACTATGAAAAAATGGTGAGTATTTATATTTGCATCACGAAAAATAAATAAAGCTTTAGCGCCGGCTTGTTGATTTTTTGTGATGCACAGGAACTGTGTAAGTGCTTTTGATTTCACTCTTTGACAATCAAAAGCACGTTTTGTTTATGTCTGCGTGGCGCCACGTGGACTTAAACTCTAATAACATTTGGGGTGAAGGACCCCTATATGGTATTGTACCCTACACGACGGATCGTGTTGTCTCTGTGCCTACCGGTCTTCGTCGTCTTTTTGCATCAGCTCGGAAAGTCCGCTTTGCCGAGTCTGTGCCCACCGCCTCCTCCTCTTCGGCCGTGTCCGAGTCTTTGGTGGGAGATAAGCGAAAGCGTTGCCGAATTTGTTTTCAAATCGGTCATAACTCGCGCACTTGCAAACAGCACTAGCAATGGAATTTGATGACGGCACACTATCTGGTTCCGCTGTTAAGCGGCGTCGTGTCGCTGATAGTGATAGCGGCGTTCCTGTTTCTGTTGCTAGTGCGTTAGCGCCTGCTGCGCTTTATGCGCAGCTTGATAAGCAGATGACTTCCAGTAGGAAGCGACGGTCGAATACTGGCTATGTCAACGTTACGGCGTTGGATGCTATTGTCGGCTTAGCTGCATCTGGTTATTTTACACCTGAAGCTAAAAAGCGTAAGCAGGTTGCACCGCCGCAGACTGCGTTAGGGTTTATAAGTGTGCCTCAATGCCCTCCGACTAAGAGGGGGAAGAGAGGTTATCGTTATTATTGAATTTACGGCCAAGGTTCAGTCAGGCCCGTCTGAGGGTTCTGAATGACTGGTTGGTCAATACGCGAGTAGTTCATGCCAGTGTTGTAGAACTTGACGTAAATTGTGAACGCATCAAGCGTCGCGGTTGCGCCAAGCGTGATGACGTTATCTTCGGCTGTATTTGTCTGCGCCGTAGACGGCGAAGTAATGCGGAAGTGTGCGCCCGTGCAAGCCGGGCCCAGTGTGGTGGCGGAGTTACCGTTGAAGCCGTAATTCTGCTGCCATGCCCCCGTACCGCTGCCGCCCCAAATATCATTGATAGGCTTGATACCAGTTCCTGGATTAGAAGCCCCGAGTACACACAACGTAGTGCCAACAGTTGGGCAAACGCTAATTAGCTGTATATCGACGTCTCCGCTGAAACTTGGCGGGAAAACGAGATACAGCCGTTGTGGGTTGACAGGGTAATTTGTAGGCCCAGAATCGTACTCTCGCAAGAGCTTTGTACCGATACGATTTTGCTGGCCTTCGCCGATTGTCATGGCGTTAAGAACGGAAGACGTACCCTTGCCAACGAAAACATCAGTTGCAAGGGACAGGCCTCTCGTGACAAAGAACTTGGGCTTGCGCAGCTGAACAGTGTAGCTAACCCAAAGTTCGCCCAGTGCCTGGTTAGAGAACACACCAGGTGTGTTAGAAACACCAACGTTGAGAGTACCCAAGTCGTACGTCTTAACGTCCTGTCCTTCAGGCACCGGGCCTGCCCGGGTGTATTTGCCGTATGAACCGCTGTTCTGTGCTGGGTCGCATTCGACACCAGCGATGATTTCTTGAGAACACTTGCCGCTGACAGCGCCGTCATATTCCATAGCATCCTGCTTGGATTGGAATGGCGTGTCGTCTGCGTTATACTGCGTAGCCAGGATAACAGTACCAACCTGACCGTTAGTAGCGACGAAGTCGGTTACGGTAGAACGGAAGGTGAACATAAGCTGCCCGAAAGTGTATTCATCATAATTTGCTGCAACTTGTGCCAGCCACGGGAACGTGGATGCAAGTGCAGGGTTGAGAGAGAAGGTCTGGTTAGCGAAAGTACCAGCCTGTTCAGGACCGAATATATCACAGATATATTCCTTGTGTGTGATTGTCACGGTGTTAGCTCCGCTAGGGCCAAAAGAAGGAACACCCTGACCAACACCACCGTCGACGATGTCGTTAGTCACCACAGGTGCTTGGCCTGAGGAAACATCGTAATCACCGATGCCCATGGCGCTCATGGCCTGACCTGCGAGCATGCCCTTGGGGCCGAGGACCCCTGAACGTAGGCCTCCACCAATAGCACTTCTGATTTGAGTGCCTACAGGGCTGCTGTAGACATCTTTGACTTTATTCCATAAGTCTCCAAAAAACCCACCTCGGCCACGATACATGCCGTTGCCCGTGTAGTTCCAGTTGCGTCGCATAGCAAGCTGGTCAGGCGTTGCCTGGCGGTACGTAGCACCGAACTGGGCGATGGACTCCGGCGTACCACGCCGCCAGCCGGTTGACTTAAGCGACTGATAAGGCCCCCGCCTGCTGCGCTTACGGCCTTTAGCCTTAGGCATGCGTACATTAACAGTCACCGCCTTACCACGCATTTCAGACGCTTTTGGTTTCGCTTCTTGACAAAC